GGAATTTTATTTTTATCTATTTCTATTCTCATTTCAAAAACCCCTTGTACTCAATATTACTTGTCTTAGTTCCAGCCACTCCTGTCTTTTGTTCATCTTTTAATGTAGTTGATTCAGTATTTAGAATCTCACCTTTTCTCATCAGATAAGCAAACTCCAGAACTTCAAAATCAATTTCAAATTCTAATGTTGTCTGAGTTTTATAGCTTCTCGAAACTTTAGTTATAATCATGTCCTCTATCGTTTCGATCGTGGAAATTGTGCACAATGTTTTCTTTTGCCACAATTCCACAATTTGTTCATAAATACTTTCAGCATTTTTAGTAACCAAATCGCTTAAAATGACAGAAATACTATATTTCCTGTTACCGTGTGAAACATTACTACTTATCAAAGTGCTATCTCTATCCTCAAGCGAATGAGTTTTAACGCTGCTGTCTCTTTCGTCACTTTTTATTTGAACCCATTCGAGTGCTATATCATTAATCTTACATCGTTCAGCTTCTTCAAAAAGTGTAAATCCAAATCTATCTCCGAAAAACTTATTTATCTCAGAAGAGTAAGCTAGAGCGACTCCGTAAACAGTTGCCCCAGCTGTCCCTAAAAAACTATTCAGTCCCATACTAAAACCTGCACTCTTAGCTTTTTTATAAGCCAAATTACCAAAAGCATTGCTTTTTATTTTTTCTTTTGTCGCATTCAAACTGCTAAAATCCATCGCCTAACCTCCCATCGCTATGAATTTCTCTTCAAAAAATCTTCTCATTATTTCTTCCACTTTTCTAGCTAAATCCTTACTATCTCCACCAGAATTTTCAATAACAATCGTTGGAGAAAATGTATACTGGTTATTTCCGCCATTGCTTTTCCCTGAAGAAGAAGAACTAGAATTCTTATTAATTAATGATTTTGATGAACCGCCAAACTGATCTCTCATCATCCTTCTAGTTGATTCTGCCGTAGATATTCTTGTACCTTGAGGTAAATTCATAGTCATTTCTTCGTTAGCCAAAAATTGTTGACCGCTCGGCAACCTAATCATTTCTGCTCCCTTTTCTGCAACAGTAACTGGTCCACCTTCCCAAGATTTATCCCCTATATATCTACCTTTTCCACCGCCTAAAAATCCTAACCAAGACGGCGGTTTTACTTTAAACATTCCGGCGATTTTGCCAGCGATTTCACTTACTTTTCCAGCCAATCCATCAAAAAAGCCTTTAATTGCATTAATTACTCCTTGTGCAATACTTTTTGCTTTATTAAATCCTTGAGTAAAAAAAGTTGCAATCCTATTAACGACAGCACCAATTGAATTTATAACTCCTGAAATAACAGCTAATATTGCTCCCATAATGCTAGCAACTACACCTATTATTGCTGAAAATACTCCGACTACAGCTCCAACTATTCCAGCAAAAACACCAATTACAACTTGAGCAACTGGAACTATTGCTGATATTAATACTGCTCCTATTTGTAACACAATACTGATAATAGGCATTAAAGCTGTTCCAATTTGAATTACCAAATTAACGATTACGGCAAGCGTTTGTAAGATTGGAGCGAATGTTGGTGCTAGCATAGTTACAATTTGCATAAATCCACTAAAAGCCATACTAAGCATATTCCCAATACTTCCTAAATCAAGCGAACTCCAAAACGAGTTAAAGGCATTCATAATGTCTCCAAATATTTGACTTATTTGTCCGAAATTGATTCCACTTATCATTTGCCCAACTACTTCTGCAACTTTTCCAGCAAGAGAAATAATGCCGTTTAATGCTCCTGCGATTCCATTTGTAAGACCTTCTCCACCAATTCCGCTAAATGCTTGAGATATGGCTTGCCCTATGCCTTTTAAAGGTTCTAACAACGGAGCAAAATTTAATTTCCCAAAAATATTTAATATTCCGTCCAATGCTCCGTTAGCCATTCCAGCAAATCCAGTAAATGCCCCTTGTAAATCTTGAGCCATTTTTTGCCCCATAGGAGTATTTAACAACTGATTTACTTTAGTAAGTAATCCATCCATAGCTTGCTGTCCTGCGTTCTGTGCTTGTTGCCAAACTTTACCAAAAGTTAATGGCATTTGATTATATTTTGCTTCTATATCATCAGCACTTCCTAAAACAGCCTTTTTAATTACATCGGATGTAATTTTACCTTCTGAACCCAATTTTTTAAGCTGTGCCATAGACACTCCCATACTTTCAGCTATTTTTTGAGCTAAAATTGGAGCATTTTCCATTACCGAACGGAACTCATCACCTTGCAACTTACCAGATGTCATAGCTTGATTTAACTGATACATTGCAGCACTCGCTTCTCCTGCTGAGGTTCCCGATACTTTAAAGGCTTTATCTAACGTACTTGTAAATTTTACGGCTTCTGCATCATTAAATAATCCTTTTGTCAGCATTTTTAACTTAGCGATTGAATCAAGTTGTTGTCCGTAATCTGCCCCGCTCTGTTGAGATGCAACAAATGTTTTTTGTTTCAATCCAGCAACGTCATTTGTTACCATTCCAAGCCTTGAATTTCTAAGTGAATTTTCATCAGATGCTTTGGCTATCCCTGCAAAGCTAAGTCCACCAGTAAGTCCACCAATCATACTGCTAATCATTCCAAATTTACTTAATTTTCTGAAAATGCTGGAAATTTTATTTCCTATTTCTTTTAATTTAGATCCAAATTTTTTTAAACTTTCTCCTTTAAATGCTTTTTTTATTTTGTCTCCTAGCTTTGGGAATAGATTTCCTAAAGAACTACCGATACCTCTCAAGCCGTTGAATTTATCACGGATTGAATCTAAGCCTGTAGCGGCTCTTTTACCAATTAACGGTATTTTTTCAACTCCATTTATTAAACTATTAGTAAGATTTTCAAACTTAAAATTTTGAATTTTGCTTTGTAATTGCGATACGCTAGGAATCAAGCTAGCCATTTTTGATTTTAATTTTTCAAATCCCGAACCACCAACTTTATTTCCCAATTTTGACAATTTTTCTTCAACTTTGGTTGCAGCTGGCAGTAAAGATTGCATTTTTGATTTTAATTTGTTCAAAGGACTGTCTTCGGATTTTATTTTCATCAATATTTCTAATTTATTTCCACCAGCCATTTTATCCCTCCTTTTCCTCAAAATCCATTATTGCTCTACACCATTGGAAAAACCTAACATCATCCATATCCAAAACAATGTTAGGGTCTTTTATTTTCCTTTTTATGATAAATTCCCATTTCATTTTAATCATAGGGTCATTGTATTGCTCCTCTGCTATTTCAAGGTCATGTTCAATTTTCTCTTCTTGTTCTCTTTGGGCTTACCCATATAATCAATAATAGCCACAACTAATTCAAATAATGCTTCCTCATCGTATTCAAAAAAATTAATTTTTCTCGCCTCATTCGGTTTTTCAACCATTTTAGGCAATACAGTTGTTGCAAACAATGTGACATCCTTATCTGTCAAGAATTTTGTCAGAGCATTTGTGTAAATCTGATAATTTTGAGGTTTAGTCAATCTGAAATCAAATTCCTTTAACGTTCCTTCTGCATCCACATATATCTCTTGCCCTTTAATATTTAATCTTCCTAGATTATCAATAAACACATTGTTTTCTTGTTCTTTTTCTTCTATTTTTTCTTTATTTGTCATTTTCTAATTCCTCCTAAACTTTTTCATCATATTTCGCACATTGAATTGTGTATTCAATGTCAACATCTTTTGTATTGTTTTTTCTTTCTCCGCCTTTTTGGATAGAAACACCTTGTCCGTTTCCAACAATTTTATTCATTCCTGTATTGTCTATATATGTCAAAGTCCCTAAAACTCCATTTGGATTTGCATTACATTTTGTTAAAAATATGTCGTCATCAGAGCCTTTTACCGTTGTTAATTTAATTTCTCTTTTTGTAACTCTAGTCTGAATTGTCGGAACATTCCCTTTTATATCAGGGTCGCCCATTGTATGACTATCCTCTGTTGGATTGTTCTGTATTTCTTTAGCTTCCTTAATCATATACGTTCCTATTACTGGAAACGTAATAATTAAATCCACTTTGCTCAAATCAATTGACTTTTCTAAAAAATTATTTCCCATTTTCTACCTCCTTATGCCGTTAATGGTTCGTCGTGCCAAACCAATACAACTTCAATTTTTTCTATTTCCGTGCTAATTGTGAAATCAATTTTTACATTTCTAAGTGTACGATTGATGTAATCGTCTACAGTCAATCCTGTCTGTGCCGAAGTGTCTTCAATGCTTGGGACTGTAACTTTAAACAAGTATTCGCCGCTGTTATTCTTAGCAACTGCTCCTTGTTTCCCCATTGCCAGCATTACTCTATTCAATAATGCCTCAACCTTTGGAATACCTTCGCCGTCCATTGTTGTGTTCTTTTCTTCAATCAACATTCTTGAAAGATTTGTTTCGATGTTATGCACGATAGCATCTATCTTAATTGTTTGGTCTGCATGTCTAACACCATCAGCACACCAAGAACCACTTGTCACAGCGTTATATCCAACAAAACTTCTAGTGTAATTAATATTCCCTTTCTCGTTATTGCTTTCTTCTGTCAAAGTCTTAGCCGACGGATCTACTCCTAATATTCTTCTGTCGCTCCAACGTCCATTAATTCCTTGAGCAAATGTATAAGCTGGCAATCCAAATATATCCAAGTTTTCGCCTTCAGCTTTTCCTGCCATAAAATATATTCTTACACTTTCTTTTAAATTATTGTTTTCTGCCGTTGAGTTAGCCACAACTGCAAATTTAACATTTCTAGTCAGCCATTTGGCTAATGTCTTTGTAAATTCCTCGTCATAGAAATCGACTACAACTCCATAAAAATCTCCAGTTGGCAAACTATCTAAAAATTCTTCATTTGGCGTTGCTTTGCTTGTGCAATACCAAACATCTGGCTGGATTACATTTCCGTCACTATCCTCTTGTGACAAAAACGTTTCCACACCTTTGTACATTTTAGAATTAGCTCCAAAATCTGTTTTAACATCATCCAATTTTGTGTATTTCTTATAAGGTTTATCTTCCTCTTTAGTTATAAATAAGACTTTCCCAAAATCGCCTAGCAATAAAGGTTTTGTTGGTCTTATTACTGTTACTTTTATTTTCTTAGCCATTATTTACCTCCGTTCTTACTTCTACATCTTTTATTAAATCTCTTACTCTTTCACTTGATTCTCGCCAGTTCATTTCTACATCAAAACTAAATCTATAAATATACTGACTGCCCTCAAGGAAAGTTAAATCTTTTATTTCTATATCATCATCGCTTAACCCAAATCCATTCCTAACTAAGTCGTGTCTTTTCTTAAATACTATAACCTCAAGCAATTCACTAGCCATTTCTTCTGCTCTTGCCTGTGTTGGAGCATAAAAATCAAATTGTAAATAAGCGATAACTAATCTCAAAGCCTTTTCCTTAATCTGCGTATCTGTTGTTTCAACAGTTCTATATGCACTGTATGCAGACTTGTTAAGACTTAGTGTATGCATTACAGCGCATTCTACTGGCTTTTTAGCTACATAATTATCACGAATAACTTGGAAATTCACGAAACTGGCTAACAATTTTCTCAATACTTCATTTTTCATTCTTGCACCCTTTCAATATAATAAATTCTAAGCTCATCGTGTTTCATATAGTTCTTTGCCGTTGTTACGATATAGTTATTTCCCTCAAATTCAATTGTATTTTTCAAGTCGATGTCAATATAGCAATATATTTTCTTGCTATCCAAAGTAATTTGAATACCTTGTTCTGTAAGCATTTTTATATCCTGTCTATTAAGATTGAATACAGCCCCCTCAAATTCTTTACTTTCATCGACTTCAACCAGTTCCGAATTAATCCATTCGCTTGTTCTTTTTGATATTTTGCACTTGCTGAAAAATCTTTTTGGAATAAATGTTTTGTGTGCCATTTTATACCCCCACGATTTCGTAATCTATTGAATGAAATAAAGAATGTGTATCAATAAGCGGTGTGCTTTGTCCCTTAGCCTTTACAGTTTTGGGGTCATTTGCTGCAAAATTACCACTCATTATTGTTTTCTTTATTTTCTGAACTACAAAAGTTCCTAAATTTTCATAAGCCTGTTGTCCTGTCATTCCACCTTGAATAACTTGTTCAACTTGCTTTTTTATATATTCTTTTATTTCATTTTGTGCTTTATCAGTACCTACTGACAATCTAAAAAAAGGTCTAGCCGGCATTTTACTTGTTCCGTATTCGTTGAATATCGCATACTCTTGAACATCCGTATTACTTTTCAAACTTCCACCACTCCAAAGCACTCCAACTTTAACAGCATGAGAATTCAAATACTTCAGTTCCTTATCCAGTTTTTCTAACGCTTCTAATTCATATACAATTTCAGCCATATATCCGCCTCACAATACTCTCAATTTTTTCTCTTTTGTTGCTTGTGAAATCCACGAATGAATAAGAAATATCATCAATCTTATAAGTTTTATACTTGCTAGCCTCTTCATCCATACTGTTTATAAAATCATTCATAAGCATAGATATTTCGTATTTCAGCCAGTCTGGCAGTTCATCATATCCAGCTTTATAAGTTACTTCAATTTCTTTTTCTTTTGTATTGCAAGGACAATTACTAAAATTAACAAACTCAATATAATTCCCACGACTTTTATATTCATCATCAGAATTAATACTTACAATTTCAACAACTGGACGTTTGTTTAAGTAAATCCGCTTATTATAATCATAATCCTCTGTGAGTGTTTCAACTTCTAATTTATATCCAGTTATATTTTCAATCTGACTAATTGCAACACCAAGCAAGGTTTCAACCCTAGCCAATTCTTCATCAGCTAAGGTTGTACCTGTTATTTTTTCGTAGTCATTTACTGTTATCAGCATTCAAACCACCTCTATTTTACTTTTAACGGTTTAAAAGCATTTGGTCTTAACACTTTTCCTCCGATTCTTATTCTTGTATAAATTTCTGTAATTCCTTCATTTACTTTTCTGTTTGTTTCTTGTTCAAAATCATTCTTTATGTAGTATCCGTAACCTTTTTTGAAGTCACAGAATATTGCAGGGAATTTTCCAGTTGCTATATCATCTAAAAACTCATCAACAACCACTTCATAACCATTGAATACCATTGTTGCACCGTTATGGATTGTACTCCACAATTGTCTATCCGTTGTATCTTTCCATAATTTCATTTCTTCATACATTTTTAGAGAGACATAGTATTTGGCATTTTTTCTATATTGTTTTTTCATTCCTGTTTCAAGTTTCACCATATCTTCCCAAGTTACTTTTCCAGCTGCAGCAGATGTTATAGCGTTAGCTTTTACATCTGTATTTGTCATAAATCCCTCAATAAACTGATCCGCTGTTTCATTATATGTTCCGTTTATTGTTAAATCGCTCAATGTTATTCCGAAATCTTCTGCAACTGCTTCTTTAATTTCACCGACTAAATCAGCGAACGCATCCTCTCTGGCTTCGTCTGTTAAAGGATATGGAACTTGTCTTTTTCCTGCTTTTATATCAATGTATGTGTAACTTATTTCTCCACTTTGAGTATTCCCAACTCCTTCTTTTACAGCTTGGTTTTTAGGAGTTATTTCATTCCTAATTGGTACTCTTCTATAAGATTCCTTACCTGTGTAAATTCTTGCATTAAACAAAAACGGAGAATTTTCTTTTATTTCTTTTAAAATTTCTCTTTCTAAGGCACTTGGAATTAATACGGCAACTTGTGTACTAGATATTGCTTTTGCAACCCTTAAATTTCCAGCTTCTCCAGTTCTTAGAAATTTTTGCAACGCTTCAGTTTCTTTTTTCTCTTCTGTTTCAGGACTAGGCACACCTTTTTTCATAACTTCATCTAATGCTTTGCCCATATTTTCAAGCTCTTCATTAGCCTTGTTGATTTTGCCTTCCAGCTCCTCATTCTTTTTCAACGCTGCTGCTAAATCTTCATTAGCTTTTTTAATATCCTCTGTATTCTGTTTCATTCCTTTTTCAAAATCTTCGATATTTTTTGGCATATTATCATCTCCTTTATTTTTATTTATATTATTATCGCCTTTTACTGTTTCCACCGTTGCGTCTGGTACTGCTCCTTTTAACACAACGCTACCTTCCACAACTTCAATTTCTTTAATTATCCTAGCGTCAACCTCTCCCTTGTCGGTCTGTACTTTCCCATATTCCCTTTGCTTCAGAAATCCGCCAACTGACATTTCATAATTTGCTCCGTTTTTCATCATTGAATAAACTTTTTGAGCGTCCCAATTTATTACATTACCATTTTCATCTGTTGACAAATCAAGTTTAGCCGAGAATTTAAGGTTTCCAGTTTCATCTTGATAAACTTTCAAAGTTCCGATTTCCTTACTCCAATCGTGCATATGCAACAAGAAATAAGTCTTATCCTTATCCACTTTATCAAGTGCTGTTTTATCGAAATAATCGCCATAGCTGTCAATAACGCTATGCGTTACCAATTGCCCTTCAATTATTCCTTTTTCTTCAGTATCTTGTTTCAATATCATTTCGACACTTTTTTGAAATTCATTATCTTTTGGCATCCCTTACCTCCTTCATATCAATTCACAATGGCAATTTATTATTTCACTCGCCGGTGCTCCTAACTGATGTGGATATAAAAGCCCACAACTAAATTTTTCATTTGGCTTTCTTGTTTCCTTATCGCACTTTAAATGACTTTCCCTATCAGTTTTTCCACCACCAACATGCCACCAAGTCTTTTCCAGTCCTGCCTGCTCCAATCCATTGTGATACGTCGTTGTTGCAGTAGTGGCTGTTTCAGTTCTTGCAATAATCATTGCTCTTTTCTTTTCCATACCTTTTACTTTTTGAGTTATCTCTTTTGCAATATCCTTTATGTTTGTTCCACTTTCCTGCCCACGAACTATGATTTTATTTAAAATATCTTTCGTAGTTTTAGTGATATTTGTTACCTTTTCAGCAATTACCTTTTTACTTAATGCTTTTAATGTTTTGTTATTAACTACTGGAATTAATTTTTCATCAATGCCACGATGTGTGATTAAAAAATTAGATGTTTCACTTACTGTTTCAAGTATTCCTTTTTTTAATTCATTGAATAATTGACTGCTAAATGTTTCCCAAGCGAACTCGCTTAAAAACATCTGCTCATTTACATCAATTTCTCCACGTAATTGTTTGAAAACTAATCTTAATCTATTGAATTGCTTTAATATCAACCTGTTTCGCATTTTCAACTGCCTTTTTGCCAATATCTTTTTTTGCGAGTTAGTCAACTTAATTTTCTTCGTTTTCTGCTTCTTTGCCATCGTCTTCCTCCTCAACTGGTTTTACATCTTCGTATATTTCTTTGAGCGGTGTCATTGATGTACTTATCAAAATATCATCTCCATTCTCAACAGGTGGATATTCAAGCTCTGCCCTCTTTTCGTTTATCGTTAAATAACTAAGATTGTTAAGCATTGCCATTTTCTCTTTTCTATCCTCTTTCAACACTCCAATCGTACTTGTATCGAAATCTATGTATTCATTACTTTCTAACTTGTCTTTCATTATATTGTTAAGATATTCAGCTATTTGTTCGACTAATGGCAATATATTCTCTGTATACAAATCTTTTTTGGCTTCTTTGTAATTGCTGAATTTACTGTTTGTTCTGTCTCCAATCAAGATACTAGGCACATTCATTACTGCCGCAGTAGTATTCCGTATCTCGTCCATAGCATTAAGAAAATCAAAGTCTTGCGGAGAAAAGTCCGCCTCTTTTATTTCAGCACCTTCTCCATCCAAAATAATCGGTTTTCCTACGTTTCTAGCACCGCTATTCTGTTCGATTTCATCTTTAATTTCCTTTTTCTTAAAAACATTCAGGAACTTTTTAACAATAATTATGAGATTTCTCTTACCACCGTTCTTTAATATGCTGTTGTTCCACTGCATTATGTAGCACCAGTAATTATGCAAAGCTGTCAATGATTGCACCTTGCTTATTCCGTGCCCTGCTCCAGCGATATTGTCATAAATGTTCACACCTTTTATATAGTGAAATATTTTTAAATCTTCGCCCTTGTATTCCTTGTTGTTAATTCTTATTGATTTAATGCCGTTTAATACATTTTGATTGTCATACTCAATATGATAAGAGCCTTTTTTGAGTAAAATAAGTTCAGCTTTTGTGAATAAGTCAACTCTCATCACAAGCAGTTCCCCAAACAGAATATAATACAAAGCAAAATAATTAATAAATTGATCTGTATTAAGTAAAGAATTAGGATTTTGTAATGTATTTAACACATAACTGCTTTTTACATCTTTCACATTATCGCTATATCCTTTTTTATATGTTCCCCACTTTAAGTTGTTTATTGCTTCGTTTATTCTTGTAATAGCCGAACTTGTAAACGGATTTTTATACAACTGGCTCAAAAACTTTTCAGGATCTTCGTCTCCAAGAGAATAATTATTTATAAATTCTGATAACGTAACTGGCGATCTGGTACTCCAAAATCCTTTTTTAAAGATATTAAGTCTCATTATCCACCTCCTCTTTGTAATAATGTTTATTTAATATATATGGCGTGTAATCACTTAAAGCATATTTAATAGCATCAAATGAATGCGGGTCGATATTAAACGGCTTTTGCGTCTTTGGATTCTTTGCTATCAATCCATCTTTATTGAAAAACCACTTCATTTCCGTTAATTCTCTGTATGTATTCGGGCACACATTTTTATCAATAAATATATTTCTAAATGATTGTATCTTTTTAACTCCGGCTTTACTTATATCGCTCGTCTTTTTGACTGGATTAATCATTACATTATTCATGTTGTAAAAAGCTATTGCTTTTGGCTCTGCACTATCTGCATAAACAACTTCTCCGTCGTTTATTAATTTCTGTATCATTTCAGTTTCCAGCATTTCCACATCGGTTAAATGATTATCGTAAAATTCTTCATAGATATACAAATCATTCAATTCCTCATCTATCACAACTCTTACTATTGCGTTGTAGGAATTGCTAAAACCAAAATCGAATCCAGCAAATCTATTCCATTTGCCTTCAATTATTTTTTCTATCCTTGACTGCTCCATATGATGTAAATTTCTAAATAATGTATCTCCAGCACTTCCAAATCTTCCTAACGTCTTTATTGCTTTTAAATAGTCATCTGTTTCAGTTTCTAAATCTGCTATAAAATTATCGGGTAAAAATTTGTTATCTGTGTATACCGAATGATGTAAATATATATTTTCAGAAAATACATTTCCTTTTTTCAGATTTACTTCATTCTTTATTTTCATAATCCGTTCAGCATATAGATTGTTTTCATCTTTTCCAACAATTTTTAATACTTCTGTCAAATATTTATACGTCCATACTCCAAACTCATTAGGATTAGTTGTTAAAATCAATATATTTCTGTTTTTTATACTTCTCAATCTCGATTTAAGCTCTTTGAACGATTTATAATCAATCTCATCTGCCTCTTCTATCCAAATAGTATCTATATCTTTTATTGATTTGATTTTCTTAACATTGTCCAATCCTCTAAAAATAAATTCAGTTCCTGTTACAGTACAAGTAATTTTCATCGGTGTAGTTGTAAAATAAAAATATTTATCCAATCCAAAACTATAAATAATATCTTGAATATCAGCGTAACAACTTTCTTTCAAGTTATCCCTTATTTGCCTTACCACTAATATTTTTCTTTTTTCTTTCAAAGCTAATAAAACCAATTTAACTGCTGCATTATATGATTTACTACTTCCGTATCCGCCTAATAAAAAATATATTTGTTGTTCCTGATCTAACAAAAACTCTTGAAAATGTTTGTTCACTTCACTTCTTATTTTCATTAAATCCCTACCAACTCTATTTCTATTTTTTTATCTTCTTCATCAAAAGATTTTATTTTTGATTTCTCAATTTCTAATTTCTCTCTTGATATTTCCTCTTCAGCAAGCTGTCTATCAATCTCCAGAACCTCATAAGCGGTAAGCATCTTACCAGTCCGCATTAAATCATTTCCCATTTTTTTAATAGTTGTGTACGCTTTTTCGTATTCTTGTACTTTTTTAGTATCCATTTCTTGTGAATTTATTTCTTTGGTTGCTCTTAATACCAAATTTGCTTTTGCGGTCTCTGTTCCTTTTAATATTCTGTATAATTCGCCTTTGTAAACTTCTTCGACGATTTTTTCAAGATATTTTTCTGTACGCTCTTTTCTCAACTCTCTTGCATTTCTTGTTTTTCTGCTATAAGTACGTTCTGAAATGCCATATTCGGACATTATTTCCTGTTTGCTTTTGCCTTTCAAAATATCCATTTGTATCTTTATTTCTTTTTCATTTGCACCCTTTTGCTTTGGGGGTGCAATTTTCTTTTTTGGGGGTGCATTAGTTAAGGGTGCATTTATCTGTTTTTTTTTCCAGCCTTCTCTTTTTCTCCAGCTCTTCACAGTGTTAA